AGAGAATACAAAAGGTGGAGCTACATCCACTTCTGTAAAAATATATACTCAGCCTCAAACTATAGATGGTAATGCAGGAAATTTCCCAGCTGGTATTGCTATTTTTGCTAAAAGAAGTGCAAATGATACTGGTGGTTATATAGATATAGGGCATAATAACCATACAGACCATACCCAGGTTACTTATATTGATATTACTACTAATAACAAGATGGGAACCCTTCCTCTTAACGATGGATATGAGATGGATGATTATGATGGCTTCTTATATCTTGACTGGAACAAGTATGAAAAACTGCCTTTTAGAACTGGTTCTACAGGGTCTTATGAAACAAAAGGATGTCAAAAAATAACTCATGGCGGACGAGCTGGGGATCCTACTATTGAGTCTATTATAGACGATAGATTTAATCAGGTTTATTCAATTACTTCAGCTTCAGGAGCTGGGTTAACGGCTAATAATTGGTGTCTATATAGTAGTCTTGGTAGTACTGTTAATAATGATTATGATCATCGTCCAGATTTTACAAATAGAATAAAATTTCAGGTTGATACTGCAAACGGAAACACTACTATACAAGGTAGTTTTGAAGCAATATCAAATATTAAAACTCACGGATATTTTCATCAACTAGGTACTGAGATGATACTTGGAGATAGTTCTACTTTAGGTGATAGAACTATAAAATATACAAATTCAGCTGGCTCTGCTTATTCTGGAATAGATAGAACTGATGCAGCATTTTGCATTACTAATGGTTCATTTCCAACTGATGTAAATGATCATCATTTTAAAATAGCTACTGATGGAACATTAAGGGTAAAAGAAAACTCTACATTTGTAGGGACTATTACAGCTGGTGCATTGGCTATCGATAATATAAGAATAGATGCAGATGAAATTAGTACAGTAGCTGGTGATGCTGAAACCTTTAATCATTTAACAATAAAGACTAGTGGTCCAGCAGATAATATTGTGCTAGATACACAAAATAGTATTTTTGCCACTATTGGTAATGCAGATGTATTTAAAGTAATGAGACAAGCAGATGATGCAGCTGTATTTATGGTTAGTCAAGCAGGTGTGATAACATTAATAAATGGTGAGACTATAAATAACACAACTGATAATCAGGTTCAAATCACAGCTGAAAAATTAAAACTAGGAACTGACGGAGATACGGTTCTTAAAGATAATGCAATGGATGTAGATGGTGACTGGATATTTACTGGAACAGGAGATATTACCATTACATCTGCATCTACAAAAGACATAGCCCTTGCTGCAATTGGAACTGGTGAAATACAATTAACTTCTGCTGAAAAAATTA